AAGATCAGGGACGACGCCAACGGCACGACGCTGGAGCGTGATCAGCTGGCGGATGCCCTTGAGAAGGACATGAACCACTACCTGACGTCGACGGCGCGCGAGTACTACCCGGACACAGACCGCATGCTTCTGCTGCTGGGCTTCGGCGGCACCGCGTTCAAGAAGATTTACTTCTGTCCGCTGCGCAACCGCCCCGCGTCCGACAGCGTGGATGCCGATGACCTGATCGTGAACAACAAGGCCACGGACCTGTCCAGCGCTCTGCGCGTCACGCACCGGGTTACCCTGAAGCCGTCGACCGTGAAGCGCCTGCAGATACTGGGCGTCTATCGCGACGTGGAGCTTTCCACGCCCAAGGAGGTCACGGTCGACGCCGCGCAGGAAGCCAAGGCTTCGCAGCAGGGCATCTCGGTCACCGTTTCGAACCCGGATGACCGTGACCGCGAAATCTATGAGGTCTACTGCGAACTGGACATCAAGGGCTACGAACACAAGCACAAGGGCAAGCCGTCCGGTCTGGAAATCCCGTACCGGGTGACCATCGACATCTCGTCGCGTGAAATCCTGAGCATCGTACGGAACTACGATGAGGACACCGAAGCCCTGCCGGAAGCGCGCACGACGTTCGTCAAGTACACGTTCGTTCCGGGTCTGGGGTTCTACGACATCGGACTTCTGCACATCCTTGGCAACACGACCAACGCCGTGACCGCTGCGTGGCGCGAACTGCTCGACGCTGGTATGTTCGCCAACTTCCCCGGCTTCCTGATGTCGGACAGCGGAGCGCGCCAGAACACAAACGTGTTCCGCGTCCCGCCGGGTGGCGCAGCGCTGGTGAAAACTGGTGGCCAGCGGATCGGCGACGCCATCATGCCGCTGCCGTACAAGGAACCGTCTGGCGCACTGATGGCGCTGTGCGAGAACATCGCCACGACCGGCATGCGTGTCGGCGGGACGTCTGAGCTTCAGGTGGGAGAGGGCCGGTCTGACGCCCCGGTCGGCACCACGCTGGCGATGATCGAGCAGGCCATGAAGGTGCTGAACGCCGTTCACAAGCGCATGCATTCCGCGCAGGCCGAAGAGTTCACCCTGCTGGTGAAGTGCTTCCGTGAGCACCCCGAGAGCTTCTGGCAGCGCAACCGCAAGCCCAGCGTCCAGTGGGACGAGCAGAAGCTGATGCAGGCCCTGACAGACGTGGAACTGGTGCCTCAGGCCGACCCCAACACGTCCAGCCACGCCCAGCGCGTCATGAAGATCATGGCCCTGAAGCAGCTGCAGGCCGCAAGCCCGGCCCTGTACGACGAGGTCGCCGTGGACAAGGCCGCCCTGAAGGCCATCGGCTGGTCAAACCCCGAGCAGTTCCTGAAGCCCGAGAGCGCCCGCAACCAGATGCCGCCGGAAATGATGAAGGGCATCGAGGAGATCAAGATTGCCAAGCAGGAAGCTGACGCCAAGACCATGACGGCGCAGGCAGCCATGGCGAGGGCGCAGCAACCCGCCGCACCGCAGGGTCTGGCTGGACCGGCTGGCCCGCACCCGATGGAGCTTCAGGCCAAGCTGATGGGTGAGCAGAACAAGGCCAAGCAGATGGAAATCTCTGCCCGGCGCGACCAGATGAACGACGAGAACCGCGATCTGGACCGTGAGAAAGACCTGCAGTCCAAGCAGATGGACATGGATCGGGATCGGATGAACGATGCCGTTCGGATGCAGCATGAGCGCGACATGCAGCAGCAGGATCACAAGACCGACATTCTGAAGCTGGCGATGCAGGTTCAGGCCAAAGGGAAGCGTGACAAATGACTGATGACAAGGCGATCCGGGCTGCCCTCCTGACCGCTAAGGGGTCGCAGAAAAAGCTTCTGCATCAGGATGGTCCGTTGTCTATCTATAAACAGTACAACGATACCTACATTGCCGAGCATGAAGGTCAAAAAGTCGGTGAAATGAACCTTTCCTCCCGTGCGCCATACGCTACAAGCGTGGAGGTTCATCCACAATTTAGGCGAATGGGTATCGCCTCAAAGCTATACGATGCTGCGGAACGGGATATTGGTCGTAAGATGATGCCCAGCCCTCTTGGGCTTTCTTCTGATGCCACGCAAATGTGGAAGAAGCGTCTGAATGATTATGATGATCCGACGCAAAAAGCCGATATTGTTCGTGAGGCCATAAACGTTGGTCGCTCAGCTGGCGTTGGAAAAAGTTCTGCTGAGAGAATGATGCCGTTTGGGTACGACCCGGAAACCGAAAAGGTCAAGGGTTACTCAATGGGCGGCATTCTTGAAAAGAACCGGGCCAAGCAGGCGCAAGAACGCGCCCCCGGCCAGATCGCCCCGTCGAAGTACATGCCGAACGTGCCCAGAGCGGTGCATGCCGCCGGTGGCTACGTCCCAGCACCCATGATGATGGGAGCACCCCGGCTGGCTGTCGCCAAAGCGCCAAGGCAAGCGCCGCAGCAGGAGGCTGACGTCCTCGCATCCCTGTCCAGCCTGTCCGACACGGCCAAGTCGATCTCTGGTGAGGACGCGCCCCCCGCCACAGCCCCGGAGCCGCACGCTGCGCGGGCTGAGCCGCATGGGTATGGTGAGGGCATCAGCGCCGCAGCGGCCAAGGCCATGGCCGCCCTGCAGGGCGCTTGGACCGGTCAGGACTTCGGCATCGTCAGTGGATACCGAGACCCCAAGCAGAACGCTGCGGCCAATGGCGTGAAGGACAGCCAGCACCTCCATGGCAACGCCTTCGACTTCAACACCACTGGGTGGCCAGAGGAAGAGAAACTGCTGCTGGCAGATGCGGCGTGGGATGCGGGCTTCCGTGGTGTCGGCTTCTACGACAACAACATGCACTTCGACGTCGGCGATCCGCGCGGCTGGGGTCCGTCCTTCAGCCGGGACAGCATCCCCGACTGGGCGCAGGGCTGGACCCAGAACCGCTATGGATATGCTGGTGGGGGCGGGATCGGTGGCAAGGATGCCTTCCAGCAGGGCAACCACCCTCTGGTGCCCGACGTCCTGTACCATGGCAACGCGCCAAAGGTCGTGGAGAACAGCACCTACCACGGCGACGGGAAGTGGACGGCAGAGGTCGACCAAGAGGCCACCGACAAGAACATCGCCTCGCAGGACTTCCGCGCTTTCAAGCCTTCCGCGTTCGGCAACTACGGGCCGGGCATCTACCTGTCTGACAGCCCGAAGATCGCCAGTGACTTTGCTCAGGGCATCCGAGCCGACCAGACCGAAGCCAAGCCGCATGGTCAGGTGCTGAAGCTGAACGTCAGCATGAAGCAGCCGTTCCACGACGATGTCCTGAAGCACCCCGAGTGGGCGGCGTACATCAAGGAGGCCCTCACGAAGCACCGTCTGTCGGATCGCGACGAGTTGGCCGCCCGTGACGCTTTCCTCGCGTCTTTGGATAGCGGAAAAGCGACTGTACGAGACATGTTCGTACACGAAGGTAAGTACGGAACGATGGTCAACCAGTTTGGTCAGAACGACGTGCTGGACACCATCCGCAACTCCGGGTTCGATGGCATCATCGCCCACCGCCCTGATGGGTCGAAAGAGTACGTCGCCTTCCATCCCCACCAGATCAAGAGCGCCATCGGCAACCAAGGCACGTTCGACCCGACTGACCCCGACATCACCAAGGCTGATGGTGGAGAGATCGCCGATCTGGGTCAGGCCCGTGAACAGAAGAAGGTGCAGGCGTTCCACACCGGCCTGATGGGGGACATGAAGACCAGCGTGAACAGCATGATGGAAGCGCACCAGAAGGCGCTCGATGCTGGCGTGTTCGACGGATACGAGGTGGGTGACGTCCTGCAGGGCAGCGCGCACCCGATGCGGATCACCGGCAGGTTCATGCGCAAGTGGAAACCCAGTTCCATGACGCTGCAGAGCTTCGACCGGATGGGCGCGAAGCCCACCATCATCGAGCATGAAGACACCCAGTACATTCCGATGCTGCGCTACCAAACGGGCATGGAGGGGCAAGACGGCTTCCAAGAGGGCGATGCCTACCTAGATGGCGTCAAGGCTGCGGGCTACCAGAAGATGGGCGGCCTGCGCGCTGTCCGGGCACTCGGTGGCCGCACTGTCACCGACCACGGGCTGTACTCCAGAGCCGCAGAGATCATCCGGGGGCTGCCGCAGGAGAAAGGCACGGTCGACCAGTACATCGCCGCTGCGAAGAAGCTTGGGGCAAAGCCATCAGAGCTTGAGCACGCCGGTCGCCCTGAGGGTGACAAGATCAGCCGCGAGGACATGGCCAAGCACTTCGACCGGAACCTGCCGAAGATGGAGGTTCACCAGTACGGCGAGAACCCCAGCTACCTTTCCAAGGAGCAGGAGAAGCGCCTGTATGAGATGTGGAACAAGCCCAAGAGCGAGGCAGAGCAGGCAGAGTACGACCTTCTCATGCGCCGCACCAAAGGGCCTCAGGTCAAGTACGAGAGCAACGAATACAACGAGGACAACGAGCCACGGCCAACCGAGTATCAGGACTACAACCTTCCGGGTGGTTCCAACTATCGGGAGCGCCTGCTGACGCTTCCGGAGACCGGCGGGGGAAATGATTATCGATCCAGCCATTGGAGCGACAACGACAACGTTCTAGCCCACATCCGTATGAGCGACCGCACGATGGGCGGCGACCGGGAAAGCATGCGTCCTGCTGTGCAGAAGCTTGCTGACCACATGGGTGTTGGCGTCCGCGATTTGGCCGCTGGCTCTGCCGAACTTGGCGTCAACAAGGGCGTGATCTCGCCTGAGGAAGCTGCTTCCATCTCCCGCCTGATGCGGTGGAGCGCAAGCCCGTATTACAACAAGCCGGGCCTCGACAAGCGCGTCCTTCACATAGAAGAGATGCAGTCCGACTGGGGGCAGCAGGGCAGGGATAAGGGTTTCTATGACCCAAAGAACCCGTACGAAATCTTCAACACAAAGACCGGCGAGACCGTTTCAAAGCATCCCAGCCAAGACGCGATGTGGGACGCCTATCGTAGCATTCCGGAAGATCAGGCAGCTGGTCTGGATTACGGACACGCGCGCCATACCAGCGAGAAGAAGCCCGCAGCCCCTTACGTCCAGAACACCCAGCACTGGACCGATCTGGCGCTGAAGAACATCATGCATGAAGCCGCCATGGGGAACTACGATCACGTCGTCTTCACCCCCGGACAGGCGCAGGCGGATCGGTATGGACTGGAGAAAAAGCTTTCCCGCATCGAGTTGCGCAGACCTAGTCCCGACAAGATCGAAGGCTCTAGGCTTCTGATGTACGGCCTCAACGGAAATCAAATGGGCGATGCCGTGCAGGTCAAAGATGAGGATCACCTTCGTTCCCTCATCGGTTCCGACGTGTCTGGCAGATTGATGCAAGCGCCCGGCGTCCCCGGTTACAACGTTAGTTATGGCAATCACGTCGCCCACACCGTTCAAGGCGACGACCTCAAAATGGGCGGCGAGGGCATGAAGGGATATTACGACAATATCCTGCCAAAAAGCGTCATGCGTCTGGCCCAGCAGCACGACCCGGACATCAAGCCGGGCAGTATGGAACTGCCAGAGGGCCACACCGGGTTCTCGATCCCGATGACGGACAAGCTGAGGCAGGGCATCCTTGCCGGTCAACCCGCTCTTAAGCGTGGCGGGGCTGTAGAAAAAGCAGATGGAGGGCCGACAAATGGTCAACAAGATACCACAAGAACACCTCAAGCACGCCCCCAAGCGGGAGAACTTCCAGTCTCAGGAGGAGTACGAGGAAGCGGTGGCGTTCTTCCGGCACAGGGTGAAACACCTCTCGAGGGTCTCCCCCAAAACATCCGCATCCCGCTAACCGGCGGATCGCTGCAGGCTGGGCCGGACCCGCGCATCCGTGAGATCGCCCGCCAGTACATGGCGACCTCTGGTCTGCCATACAATCCACCAGCCAAGTACGCCAAGGTCGACCCCGGTCGCGCCAAGCGCATCGCTGCGGCCTATGATGCCATGACGGATAATCCGGACGACCCCCTGACGAAGGCTTCGTACGCCGCTCTGGCGAAGGAGACCATGGCCCAATATCAGGCAGCCAAGGCCGCCGGGTTCAAGGCTGAATTCTGGCATCCCAGCAAGCAGGAAGACCCCTATCTGGCCTCGCCTCGCCTTGCTGTGGAGGACGTCAGGAACAACCACCACATGTGGGTCTATCCGACCTATGCCGGATATGGCAGCGGCGAGATCACGGACGAAGACGTGCAGAAAAACCCGATGCTGCAGGGCACTGGCGAACACTGGAATGGCATTCCCGTGACGGTGAACGACGTCTTCCGGGCGATCCATGACTACTACGGCCACGCCAAAGAGGGTGTTGGCTTCCGCGCGGACGGCGAAGAGAACGCATGGCGTGCCCATGCCTCGATGTTCTCGCCTCTCGCCCGCATGGCAATGACAAGCGAGACCCGTGGGCAGAACAGCTGGCTGAATTATGGCCCGCATGGCGAGGCAAACCGGGGTGCCCGCACTGAGGACACCGTGTTCGCGCCCCAGAAGGTTGGCATCATGCCGGACTGGGTCCATCACGAAGGCGCTGAGGACTTCATCCGTCCAGAAGACGTCGCCGAGATGAAGCGGGTCCGCGCAAAACACAGCTTCGATTTCGAGAAAGCTCTCGGCATCACGCGTGGCTTCACGAAAGATGGCAAGACTGCTACCATGAAGCTGAAGCTAAAGGAGTGATGGCATGTCGGACACCGTGAAGCGCGCCATGGATTTGGTTTCTCAGTACCAAGACCCTCCAAGCGAAAAAATGAAGGGTTTTGACTGGCGTCCCCTGAAAGATGTCCATGAAGACCTTGGAGGTTTGCCCGAAATACCTGATTATATTCACAATTATGGCGATTTCATGCACGAAATGGCTGCAAAAGCGGCCACGAAGGGCCTGACCAACCGCGATTTGCTGAAGGCCTACGCCATTACGCGCTCCAGCATCAACCGTGGTGCAATTTCAAACAAAATCGTCAGAAATCTTGGGCTTCATGTCCCCGACAGCCCTGACGGCAAGGTTCGACCTGAAGGCGCGATGGGTGAGTGGCTAAAAACACAGATGGGTCAGCGCTATCTGGACGCTGCAGAGGATGGTCGGGTCGATCAGGAGGCTGTTGACCACGCCAAACACGTCATGTCTTCGTTTGGAAACTCCAATAACACCGAAGGTCAGGCCCTACCGTGGGCTGTTCAGAACCTTTCCGGAAAACATGAGCTTGTTTCCGGCCTTGTCCGCAACGGCCTGTCATCGAATAGCCCCGTCAAGGAGTGGCGAGACTTCGCAACCAAGCTTCACGGCATCAAATATGCAAAATCTGGCTTCATTGGATCGCTTCTTGGCCGTGGAGACCAGCCGACGTGGGATGCCCGCCAGATCACACTGAACACCGGCGTCCCTGCAGATGAAGAGGCAAAGCGCATTCGCACGAATGCTATTTCCCGTGCAGGAGGTGACGCCGTTGACCGCCTTGCCGCCCGGCAGGCAGCAATGAACCCCAAGCTTGACCCCGGCATGGAGCCATTCCGGCAGCATTTGACCCATCACGCCGTCTGGGACAAGACGGAAGGCACCGTCACGCCCCACGATGACCTCATGGACGCCATGCGCAACGCCAAAGATGGTGGTCGGATAGGCTACAACAACGGCGGGAAGACCTTCGGGGTCGGAAAATTCGGCGATCACATCATCGCCCACGCCATCAAGGCACTTGGCATCCCCGGACACGGTCTCGGTGACGTAAACCCGGAGTTCATCCGGGCGCTTCAGCAGGTTTCCACGCCGTTCAGCGACGATCCTGAGGTGGTCAAGAAGGCTCTTGCGATCTCGCAGGGCCTTGTGCCGTCCATGAGTAAGAAAAAAGGCGAAAGCACATCGTACTATAACTACGGCCAGCCCATGGCACCCGATGAAGTGAAGGCCACGGTCGGCGATATCCCCGGCGTCAAGCCGCTGCAGCAAAAGCAAATGTCTTGGGAGGACTTCCACAAGGAAGCTCAGGGCGGCACCATGATCAACGTCGGCGGCGACCGTTCGAACCTTGGCCGCCTGACCCACATCAACGGCAAGAAACTGAACTGGGCTGTCGATCTTCAGGCTGGCCCAAAGTACATGCTTGAGCCGAACCCCGGCGCGGTCTGGGCGAACAGCGCTGGCCACACATCGTCGTTCAACCGCATCATCCGTGAAGCCTCTAAAAAAGGTCCGGTTTACGGAATGTACACCCCGATGGGGCCTGAGAGTGCCGACCAAGCCCACCACATGTTTGATGCCTTGATGGCGCAGGTTGACACTGGCGCGATCAGCAAGGCGGACGCCAAGGACTTCGACGACATGTTGAAGGCTGGCATGCACGCCAAAAAGGCAGAAGAACGCCCAAAGTTTGCGGAAGCAATGAAGGGCTGGCCGGGCATCCTGAACCCAAAAGAAGCATCTGAGTTTGCCAAGACGCTCCCCGGCATTCACCGAAAGGCTGTCGTCCAGAAGATGGACTTGGCCAACATGGAGAAAAAGGGCTTCCCGAATGTCGGCATGACCCGCGCCGCCATCACTGATCCTGACCTTCTGAAGACCCCCGGAAACATGATGGGGCACCGTGTGGTTCAGTTCGATCCTGATCAGGGTCCAGCTGAAGAGAAAGCCTTCAAGCATCTGACATATCAAGAAGCGTCCCCCGGCAAGTATGTCGGCGACGTACCTCTGGTGCAGCGCCAGTATGCAATGCCTGATGTCACAGAGCAGATGACGGCCCGTACAGACTGGAAGAAACCGGGACTGATCGTTCACCCATACTCCGACCAGCCATCTGGACGATCCACGGTACGCAAGATGTTCGAAGAGCAGAAGCAGACCCAGCCGATCAACCAGCGCATGCTGGATAGCGTCATGACCGGTACAGAGCGCCAGAAAGACTACGGCCTCAGGGCTGGCGGCAAGGTCAAAAAGGGCAAGAACATTGATCGTGCGCTTTCGCTGACTTCGATGTATGCTAAGCGCCACGACCGGGACGCCGGATAACCTCAGGGGATGCAACCATGGATGCCAAAAGCCTTCGTGAGGCGATGAAAAGCAAGGCTCGTCGCCTCGCTGGAGCCTCTTCAACTAAACTGGACAGTTCAACTTTCACGCCAGCTGAGCCGCTGAACGCTGATGTGAAGACGGGCATGCGTCCGATTTCGCGCCGCGCGTTCAAGTCTGGTGGCAAGGTCGACGGTGAAGAGGCCAAGAGCAATGCCAGCCGCACGCCGCGTGGCAACATTGGACTGGCGAACACCAACCAGCGGATCGCCAACGAAGAGCGCGACGGCAAGAAGCACGTCGGTGGCTTCAAGAAGGGCGGTCGTACGGCCAAGTACATCGGTGGCTCTGCCGCTGATCAGGTCTCCGTCGAACCCCCGACCGAAGCGCCGGTGTCCAAGTACATCGCCAAGCGCAAGGACGGCGGTCGCACTGCGAAGATGGATGGTGGCACGATGCGCCCCATGCCGCGCCCTGAAGCCCCCGCGAAGATGGGATATGCGCCTGAGAAAAGCATTCGTCCCAAGGCCCGCTACATGGACCCTGAGGAGATGAAAAATCAGGACATCTTCGACCGCATGGTTACGTCCGGCGATGGCCACAAGAAGGGCGGCAAGGTCGAAGGTGACGCCGGTGACCGGCAGCCCAAGAAAAAGGGCGGCGCTTTGGAGGCGTTGTCACCTTTGGCGATGATAATGGGCAAGAAAAAAGGCGGCAAGGTCGAGGGTTCCGCCAAGGACATGGCCGAAGACAAAGCTATGGCCAAGAAGCACGGCATGTCGATGAAGGACTGGGAAAAGTCCGACGCCGACAAAAAGCACGACAAGGCCTGTGGTGGTGGTGTCGCCGGTCGCATGGCGCGCAAGTCTGGTGGCAAGGTTGGCAAGACCAACATCAACATCATCATCTCGCCCTCCCACAGCGTCAAGCCGGGTGCCCCCACGGGCATGGAGGCTGGTATCCCCAAGCCCCCGATGCCGATGCCCGGCCCCGCCATGCCCCCCGCTGGTGGACCTCCGATGCCGATGCACGCCCAGCTGCCGCCCGGTCTGGGCGCGGCTCTGGCTGGCGCTGCTGGTGGCATGCCTCCCGGCGGCCCCGGCGGTATGCCCGGCGGTATGCCTCCCCGTCCCCCGATGCCCGGACCAATGATGGCCCGCAAGTCTGGTGGCAAGGTCGTGTACCCCATCACCGGCGGCTCCGGTGGCGGCAAGGCGCGCAAGGAAAAGGTTGACGCTTATGGCGAAACGATGAACAAAGACCTGAGGAAATAGGCGCAGTTCTCCTCCCTCTGCGTTTATGAATGGGACGTCCAGACCTGAAATCTGGGCGTCCCAAGAAAAACATGATGATTAGGCTTAGAAAATGATCAACCCCGTCAGCACCGCTTTTGAGCGTGAGCTTAAAAAAATGATCCAAGCTAGGATCGAAGACCTCTCCGTAAATGTCTGCCTTGGCCTCAATGTTCCCTCTTTGGAAGCATATCGTGAAGCTGTTGGCAGGATTTCAGAACTGAAGGAAGTTCTGTCCATGTGCGACGAGGCAGCAACCGTCATCAACAAAACGAGATAGGATTATTCATGCCCCACATGCTTATGTCGCACGACACCGACCCAAAAGACGCCATCCTCACCGCGATTGGCGATCTGTCTGAGGTCGAGTTGTTCCACAATCAAATCCTTCTCGCGATCTACATCCGCCCGGAAAAGACCAAATCCGGCCTGATCCTGACCGACAGCCACCGCGACGAGGACCGCTACCAGTCCAAGGTCGGCCTTCTGGTCAAGAAAGGCCCGCTGGCGTTCGAACAGGACGGCAACTGGTTCAGCGGCATGACCTTCGGCGACCATGACTGGCTGGTCTTCCGTCCGTCTGATGGCTGGTCGATCACCGTGAACGGCGTGCTCTGCCGCATCTTCGACGACGTCAACATCAAGGGTCGGGTGCCCCACCCGGACGCAGTTTGGTAAGGAACTGACATGGATAACGAAGAAGAAGACGTCATCATCAACGTTGAAGCTGAGGAAGAGCCAGAGCAGGTAGCGATCCCCCCTGAGGATGGTATTGCCGAGCTTCGTCGACAGCTGGAGGCTGAGCGCGCCGCCCGCCAGAATGCTGAGCGAGCTGCGTACGATGCAAGGCGTGATGCTCACCACGCCCGCAACAGCGAAGACGAGACGAACGTCCAGCTGGTCAGCAACGCCATCGACACCCTGCGCCGGGATGATGAAATTCTGAAGCAGAACTACCAGTATGCCATGTCGCAGGGGAACTTCTCTGCGGCGGCTGACATCCAGCAGGAAATGTCCGGCAACGCTGCCAAGCTCCTCCAGCTGAGCAATGGCCTTGAGGCCATGAAGTCCCGCCCTAAGCAGCCTGAGCCTGTCCAAACGTCTTCTGACCCGGTGGAAGCCTTCGCCGCACAGCTTTCTTCCAAATCCGCAGACTGGGTCCGCAGGCACCCTGAGTACGTCAAGGACGCCAAGCTGAACCGCAAGATGATTGCGGCCCATGAGCTTGCCATGGCGGACGGCATCCGGGTCGACAGTGAGGACTATTTCACTGCCATCGAAGAGACGCTGAAGATCAAGCCCTCAGCGCCACAGACCGAAACGTCGGACGAATACGCCGCCAAGGTCACCCAGCGTCGCGACGCAGCGCCTGCGGCTGCACCGGTCTCTCGGGGCGGGTCTACGCGCACGAACGTGGTCAGGCTGTCAGCAGCTGAGCGCGAGATGGCGGACATGATGGGCATGAAGCCTGAGGATTACGCCAAGAACAAAATGGCGCTGCAAAAAGAAGGGAAGCTGAACTGATGTCTGAGATCGAATTCACCCCCGTAACAAAGGCGGTTCGCCCCTCAATGCGCCCAACTGATCCCATCACCATCAAGATAGAGGAAGACCCGGTGGAGCGCGCTGCGCGGCGTGCCGCAGAGCTTCGTGGCCATGCCGATGTGGATGAAGGCAACGACGAGTACTTCGTCGAACCCGGCGTCATCCCTACCGGGTGGTCGTACGAATGGAAGATGAAGACCGTTCTGGGCGCTGAAGACCCGGCCCACCAAGTCGCTCTCGCCCGTAAGGGCTGGGAGTACGTCCCGGTGTCCCGTCACCCCGAGATGATGCCGATTGGCTACAAGGGCACCGAGATCACCCGCAAGGGCATGGTGCTGATGGAGCGCCCGCTGGAGATCACCGAAGAGGTGCGTGCGGCAGAGCTTCGCCGGGCACGCCTGCAGGTCCGGGCCAAGGAAGAGCAGCTGACGGCATCGCCTCAGGGCCAGTTCGAACGCACCAACAAGGGCAATGATCTGGTCAAGGTGAAGAAGGGCTACGAGGCCATCTCGATCCCTGACGAATGATCCGGATAGTCCGCATCTACAATTACATCGAGCGCTTGCGCCGGGCGATCCGGCGTGAGGGCACTCCAGCGATCCAAGAGGCATGGGACAAGCTGGAGCCGCACGTTTCAATCTTTCTGACTGGGGATGGATCAGATGGAACTTCAAGAAAGGATGGCCCTGACGACAAAGGGTCAGGTTACTTGGGCTGACCCGTCCAAGGGCATGAAATGCACGGTCTGCACCCATCTGCAGGCTGCCCCACCCAGCGATCTGGGGGCAAACAAGATGCTGAAGAACCGGTGCGCTCTGGTGAAGCTTCACACGAAGAAGAAGGGCGCGCTGTTCAACGGAAAAACAGCCATTGCATGCTCGATGTTCTCGATGTAGAAAATACATGTACACTGCCTGCTCTAACTCAAAGGGTGCTTCGGCACCCTTTTTTTCGTACTCTTTACTAACAACCAGAACCGTGTAGTATGCATGCACTCTCCCCCCGGTGTGGGAGGTCATCCTCCCCGGTTCTACATTCGCCCCGGCGCGCGATGATGGACCTCCTGAAAAGGAGACATCCGAATGCCAAATACGTTTGCGCCCTTCGGTTTCGCCCAATACTCTGGTGCTGGCTCCGCTCCCACGTATGAGCAGACGCTTGCCGCCATCGTATCCACCAACACGACCCCCATCTTCCTGAATGACCCCGTCATGCAGGCAACCAACGCCACTGGCCTTGGCACCGGCTACATCGCTCAGGCGACCGGCCCTGTCACGCTGACGGTCTCCGCGACCGGTATCGCAACGACCGCTGTCGGTGTGATGACCATCACGTTCACCGCGATCTCGTCCGCCACCGCCAACATCCCGACCTTCGCATCGACCACTTGGGCACCCCCGGTTGGTTCGGTCATTGTCGTGACGAACGCAACTGGCGTCCCGAACGGCGCGTTCACCGTCACTTCGGCCACCGCCACGACCGCCGTGATCGCGAACTGCGGCTCGACCGCTGCCGTCACGTCTTCGGCTTCGACCCCGGTCGTCGTCGTGTACGTGCCTGTCGCCGGTGTGTTCGCTGGCTGCAAGTACCTGTCGGTCTCGCAGAAGCGCACCAACTGGTCGAACTACTGGCCCGGCTCGGATGCCAGCGGCGACGTGGAAGCCTACGTCATCACTGACCCGAACGCTCGTTTCGTCGTCCAGTCCGCCAACTCGGCCACCACTGCTTCCGTGATGGGACAGGCCCAAGTCGGCCAGAACATCGCGTTCAACTGGCAGGACAGCCTTGCCACCGGCGAGACCAACGGTCGGACCTCAACTGGCCTTTCGACCATGTTTGCTGACCAGTCCACCAGTTCGCAAGCTGGTACTGCAGCCAACGCGTTCCTGCCCTTCCGCATTGTGGCTCTGGCGAACTACCTGCCCGGCCAAGCCTCGCCCTTCTCTGGGGCCAACGGCTTTGATGCAGCGGCGGCGTACAACGAACTGGTCGTCGGCTTCAACAACGCTATGCCACGCAACTTTGCTGGCGTGTAAGGAGAACTGAAAAATGGCTGTCAATCTTTCTGCCATCAAAGACCTTCTCCTTCCGGGCCTCCGTGGAGTTGAAGGCAAGTACGAGATGATCCCGTCTCAGTACGACAAAATCTTCACGAAGCACAATTCGAAGATGGCTCTCGAGCGTACTGCCGAAATGCGCTTCCTTGGCTATGCTCAGCTGAAGACGGAAGGCGCACAGACCGCGTTCGACAACGGTGCCGGTGAGCGTTTCATCTACAACCAAGAGCACACCGAGATCGGCCTTGGCTACGCGATCACCCGCAAAGCCATCGACGACAACCTCTACAAGACCCAGTTTGCTCCGTCGAACCTTGGCCTGATCGAAAGCTTTCAGCAGACCAAGGAAATCTACGGCGCGAACATCCTGAACACCGCGACGACCTACAACGGCGCAATCGGTGGTGACGGCGTGGCGCTCTGCTCCACCGCTCACCCCATCGATGGTGGCACCGTTGCGAACCGCCCGACCACGGACGTTGAACTGAACGAGAGCACCCTGCTGAACGGCATGATCTCGATCCGTACCAACTTCCGCGATCAGGCCGGTCTGAAGGTGTTCGCACGTGGTCGCAAGCTGGTCGTCCCGCCCCAACTGGAGCCGGTCGCGATCCGCCTGACGAAGACCGAACTGCGCCCCGGCACTGCCGACAACGACGTCAACGCGATCATGTCGACCGCTGGCGGCCTGCCGGAAGGCTACATGGTCAACGACTTCCTGACCTCTGCCGGTGCTTGGTTCCTGCTGACGAACATCGACGGCCTCTCCTACATGGAGCGCGTCAAGTTTGAAACAGACATGCAAGTGGACTTTGTCACGGATAACCTGCTGGTTAAGGGCTACGAGCGGTACTCCTTCGGGTACTACAACTGGCGCTCGATCTTCGGATCGTTCCCGACCTGATCTGATCTTGGCGGGGGGCTTCGGCCCCCCTCCTCTCTCCTTGTCTGGGTGAACCGGACGTTCTGACCGCGCCCAGCGGACGTTGCACAGACAGAACGTTTTATTGTGCAAAGGAGCCTACCATGGGCAAGACTACTTTCACCGGCCCGATCCGGGCTGGAAACATCCTCGACACCTCCGGAACAACCGTCGGCAAGGACGTCAAGAACGTCGGTTCCGTCGTCATGGTGCAGCATGTACCGATCACTCAGGCAGGCTCTGCCACCGCTTTGGGTACGACCGTCGTTCTTCCGGCCAACAGCCACATCCTGAACATCCAGATGGTCGTCACTGCCATCTGGTCTGGCGCTGCAACGACTTTCAACATCGGAACGACGGCTACCGCCACCGAACTCGTCGCTCTTGGCGCGGGCGGCACCATCGGTGTGATCGGCTTGTTCCCCGGCACGGACGCTACCCGCACCGCAAACTGGGATGACACCGGCACCACTGACAAGCGTATTTTTGTTTTGTCTACCAACACCGGTACGGGCGTCGGTACGATCACCGTGCGGTACATCCAAGCGCACGATAGCGTGTGATCGCCATGGCAAAGGATATCCGGGTGGGTCCGAAAAAGCCCAGCATGTCGGTCAACACCAAGGTCTCCGTGGGTGAATGCGCCCCGACTGAGAACTGCAGCCCGCACAAGCCCAACGGCAGCCGGACGGTATCCGGCGGTCAGGGCGTGCATGGCATGCCTTTGATGTCGGCAGCTGCTGCTAAGTGCCACTGACTTTTGGCGTCAAATCGTATAGCGTGGTCCCCAAAGACCACGCTTGCAAAACATAGGAGCGCCACATGACTTGGCTTGTTGACCTCAATACCAACCAATCTCTGCCTCTTGGCGGGGTGGGTGGCTCGGGAGCCGGTGGCGCTGCCCTGATTGCTCCAGCGCCCATCGCCCAAGACCCCGTCGGTAAGATGCGCGTGTCTGAGCCGCAGTCCCTGATCGACACCGACTTCGAATACGGCCAGCAGCCGACGAAGTGGGAAAGCATCGGCATGGCAAACAACCGGCAGAGCCTTTACTACATCCCGCAGGCACCGTCCGCCGTGACCGCCGTGACTGGAAACGGTACGCGGACTGTTGTGGTCTCCATGAACCCGACCACCGGCTTCTCTATCGGCTCTCCGATCTTCGTCCAGAACGCCATCGATCCGAACGCCAACGGCTGGTATTATGTGCAGGCCGTCTCCACCAACGTCAGCGTTACCTACACCGCTGCGGGTATTGTGGCTGTCGGCAACCAGCTGAGCGCCGACCGGACCTACGTGTATCTGGGGTATCTGTACTCCCAGTGCGGCATCGCGCTGACCAGCACGAATGCCTATACTAACTCAGGAACCACGGTTAACGTCACGACTACTAGCGCCCATGGCCTGTCCGCTGGGTCGCTTATCTACGTGACTGGCGTCACGTCCACCCAGATGTTGAACCTTCTCGGCTGGATCAGCGGCACCACAATGAGCCTGAACGCTGTACCTCTGGCTGGGCTTAACCTTCGCGCGGGTTCAACTTACTCCGTGACTGGGGCTGGGGTTACAGCGGGAACCGTTATCACGGCTACCAACGTCTCTAGCTTCACCGGAAGCATCACAGGCACGACGCTCACCTACACCGCAGGCACCATCCCCGTCATCGGGATGCAGCTTGCGGGCGTTGGCGTAACGGCGGGTACGTACATCGTATCCGGCGCAAGCCCGACCTTTACTGTCAGTGCCTCGCAGACCGTGGGCTCCATTGCGATGACGGGCACCAACTACACGGTGAGCGCCTCGCAGACCGTAGGTACAATCGGTGCGCCGGTCGCTCTTACATCGCAATCTACAAACGTCGTCGATACTCCGAACGGCGCTTGGGTTGTATCTTCGACGCCGACGGCAAATACGTTTGCCTTTTCTACTCTGACCGTCCCGTTTGGGACGCTTAGCAACGCTGCGGGGCAAACCAGCCTCTTCGCCCGGACGTCCGGATCGGTAGAGAGCCGTCCCTTCGACGGTGGTGTGGCCTTCACAGCTGGTTCTGCGCAGCCGAACTCGCAAATGATCCGGCAAACGCGCCGGTACTTCCGCTATCAGTCTGGTAAGGCAATCCAGTTCTCGACCGGTACGACCGTGTGCCCGGCCCTGTTTGTGAGCGACGTCACGGCATCCGGCTTCACGGCGACTGTGACCACCCGCTTCGCCCACAACGTGGCACCGGGTGCGATAATCCGTGTCTCTGGCGCGGATCAGGCGTCCTACAATGGCACGTTCGCTGTCGCCACGACGCCTACCCCCAACACGCTGACCTACACCATGTTCAGCGTTCCAGCTATCAGCCCGGCGCAGGGCTTCCCAATCCGGGTCAGCCCGACCAACTGGTATGGCTCTTCGAACCGGGTGGGCTTCTTTGACCAGCAGAACGGCCTGTTCTTCGAATATGACGGGCAGATGCTCTACGCCGTGTGGCGGAACAGCGTCCTGCAGCTTGAAGGCTCGATCACCGCGACGCTTGGCTCTGCCGCAATCACCGGTGTTGGGACAAAGTTCAGCCGCCAGCTGGCGGTCGGCGACTTCATCGTCATCCGTGGCCAGTCGTATCGCGTGCTTTCCATCGCTTCGGACACCTCCCTGATCATCTCTCCGGAGTATCGGGGGACGACGATTGCCAACGCGGTCATCTCCAAAACGACCGACGTCCGCGTGCCCCGCACCCGCTGGGATGACCCGCTGGATGGAACTGGCGTGTCTGGGTACAACCTCGATCTGACCCGCATGCAGATGCTTTACGTCGAGTACTCTTGGTATGGCGCAGGTTTTGCTCGGTTTGGTCTCCGTACGACGAACGGAAACATCGCCTACGTCCACCAGTTCACGAACAACAACATCCAGTACGAAGCGTACATGCGCAGCGGGAACCTTCCTGCGCACTACGAGAGCAACGGCATCAGCGCCTACACCCAGCTTACGGCCACGCTTGGCACGGGTGGCGCTGGAACCGTGATCAGCGTCGCCAGCACGGAAGGCTTCGCGCCGGTGGGTGTCCTGCGGATTTCGAACCCCGGCGCTACCGGGACCATCGAGCAGATTTCCTACTCCAGCAAGACGGCGACCACCTTCACCGTCGCTGCGCGTGCTCAGGTTGGTGGAAACGTGGCTGCCCAGACGTTCACCTACTCCGCGACGGCACCGACCTTGGTCGAGTTCTCCTCGCCCGACACGCTGGCATCCCTGTCGCACTGGGGTTCCTCCACGATCATGGATGGCCGGTACGACGACGATAAGTCTCTGGTGTTCAACTACGGGATGACCACGCCGATCACGACCACTGCCGTAACGCCGCGCGTCATTTTGGCGATCCGGGTGGCACCGTCCGTGGACAACAACACCATCGGCATCCTTGGTGCCCGTGAGGTCATCAACCGGATGCAGCTGGCGCTGAACTCTATCGGCTTCTACACTACCGGCACCGGATACCTGATCAACCTTGTGCTGAACGGCTTCTCAGGCGGCGCGTTCTCTGGTGGGTTCGTGGCACCGGTCCAGCAGGCTGGCGGTATCACCTCGTCCCTCGCTCAGGTCGCCCTGAACGTCAACGCTGTCACCGTCACCGGCGGCGAGAGCGTGTACGCCGGTTACACCAACCCGACTGGCGTCACCACGTTCGACCTTGCTCCAGTGCGCGATCTGGGCAACTCGATCCTTGGTGGGGGCGCGAACAACACCGTTCCGACCACCCAGTCCGGCTTCTACCCGGACGGCCCGGACATCCTCTACGTGGTGGCCATCCCGCTCTCGGCGACATCCTCCACGATCCTCGCCCGACTGAACTGGAAAGAAGCACAAGCCTAAGAGAAGCGCCCCTTCGGGGGCGTTTCCACTACCGGAGGGAAGAGAATGGCCAAGACACCCGCGTGGACCCGCAAGGAGGGGCAGGATGCAACAGGCGGCCTGAACGCCAAGGGCAGGGCATCTGCCAAGGCTCAGGGCATGAACCTGAAGCCGCCCGCACCCAATCCCAAGACGGAGAAGGACGCTGGCCGCAAGAAGTCGTTCTGTGCTAGAATGTCTGGGATGCCGGGGCCGATGAAGGACGAAAAGGGCAAGCCTACCCGCAAGGCTCTGTCTCTCCGAAAGTGGGATTGCTGATCCATGACAACCAGTGGCACCTACGACTTCAACCCAAGTCTGGGCGAGATCACGATCTACGCCTACATGAACATCGGCCTTCGCCCGACTTCCCTTGTGCAGGAACACATGGAAAGCGCCCGGATGGCCACGAACATGATGCTGTCCCGCTGGGCAAACCAAGGCGTGAACCTCTGGGCGGTCGATCTGATCACCACACCGCTGGTGCAGGGTCAGGCCGTGTACAACGTCGATCCCACCACCGTGATGATCCTCGATGCCTACATCCGCACCGACGGCGTCGACCGGCCCATCATGCCCGTCAGCCGCACGGAATATGCATCGTACTCTACAAAAAGCATTCAGGGCTTCCCGACTGTGTTCTGGTTCGACCGGCTGACCGCTCCGACCGTCACGCTCTGGCCGGTGCCAGCTGAGACTGGTGCCCAGACCCTTCGGTACTATCGCGTTCGGCGCATTCAGGACGCCAATCTGACCAACGGGCAGAACGCTGAAATCCCGTACCTGTGGCTTGAGGCGTTCGCTGATGGCCTGACCTACCGGCTGGCGCGCATCTGGAACCCACAGATTGCTGTGGCGCTGAAAGGGCAAGCGGACGAGAGCTATGACATCGCGGCGTTCCAGAACGTCGAGAACGTCAACACCTTCATCTCCCCGATGATCGGCGGGTACTTCAGGAACTGACCATGGGCTACGCATCAAGGGCCGGTCGCGCACGTACATCAGCCAGCAACCCGCAGGCCCATGCGATCTGTGACCGCTGTGGCGGGCGGTTCAACCATGTCGATCTGGCGTTCCAGTACGACTGGGCTGGCGCTAACCTGATCCGGAAGAACCTGCTGGTCTGCAGGCCCTGCATGGACCGCCCCCAGTCTCAGCTTCGTGCGATTGTCCTGCCGGGTGATCCGCCGCCAATCATGAACCCACGGCCCGAAAACTTCGTTAACGCCTCGACCGACTTCCGGGTCACGTCTGGGCTGAACGCGGTCAACTTCAAGACTGGTATCCCCGTGCCGGGCGGCGACTTCCGGATCACCGAGAACGACAGCAACCGCGTCACCCAGCAGACTGGCTTTGCCAACGGCAGCTTGAACCAGCGCCCCGGCACCGATCCGAATGCGCCCGGTGACAGCAACCCCGGTTTGCCGTATGGTAACACAACCGTTCCAGAGACAGGGCCGATCTGATGGCAAATATCCAAATCCCGAACCTGCCCGCCGTCACCGCCCTGTCAGGGGAGGAACTTTTTGAGGGCGTTCAATCTGGTTCGTCGGTCAAGATCAGCTTGGCGCAGATCGCAGCCGCGTCTGCCATTGGAACGCCCCTGTCTTTCCCGTTCCCCATCGCAATTGGCGGCACTGGTGCGACCACGGCCTCCGATGCCCGCACGAACCTTGGCCTTGGCACCATCGCCATTCAGGATGCGGACGCTGTCGTCATCACTGGCGGCAGCATCAACGGTACGACCATCGGCGGCATCACCCCTGCAGCGGGAACGTTCACCACCGGCACGTTTGGCGCTGGCACAGCCGGAGCGCCGTCGATCACGTTTTCGGGTGATCTGGACACCGGCATCTGGTCTCCGGCGGTAAACCAAGTTTCGATCTCCACCACGGGGGTTCAACGTTTTCTGGTAAACGGCGCTGGAAACGCATTTCTTCTGGCGGCTTCAACGGAAAGCCGAAGCCTCGAAATTGGCACGGGTCGCACCGGAGACGGCACAAGCCTTATCGATTTCGTCGGAGATGCCACGTACACGGATTATGGTCTTCGAATTCTTCGCGATGCTGGCGCAACTGGAAGCTCTCAAATCATCACTCGCGGTGGTGCTCTTTTGCTCTCCACGACTGAAGCTGCTCCCATTGTTATGCAGACCAATGGCGCAGAGCGCGTGCGGATCAACACCACCGGCGACGTAGGTATTGGAACAAGTTCTCCGAGTGCGAGGCTGAACACCAGCCAAAGCGTATCAGCCGCACTGACTTCTTCCATCATCCTGAACGGTGCATATTCAGCTGGCAACCTGAGCCACGGTGTCGGTTTTTCCATCAATGGCAACGCAGTATCCTCTGGTATCTACACCACAGATGGCGGTGGCCTTGGTGCAAACCTTGTATTTACTACAGCAACCAGCAGCACTGCCCCCACTAACGTCGAGCGTATGCGGATAAGCTCCATTGGCGATGTGGGCATCGGAACGAATTCAGTAACTCCTGTTTATGGAAGAACCGTTCAAATTGGTGACGGTACAACAACTTCAAGCATCAGTCTTATCGGGACTGGTGCTGGCACTATTGGCGATGTGTTTCTGGCATCAACTGGAAGCGAAGCAAGCCTCATCGCGCGGGCGTCCACGCCGCTAATTATTGGTGCTGGCGGTTCAGAACGATTTCGTGTTGGCGATTTAGGCCAGTGGGGAATTGGCGGTGCAAACTACGGCACGACCGGTCAGACCATCGTATCTGGTGGCGCTGGCGCTGCACCGGCGTGGGGCACCCTTGGGCTGGCCGGGGGTGGCACTGGGGTCACCACGGCACCGGCTGCGGCGGCTGTCCTGTACGGGTACACCACCACCGCCACGGCGGCTGGCACGACCGTCCTGACCAACACCAGCAGCCAGTACCAGTTGTTCACTGGCGTGACGACGCAGACTATCACGCTGCCGGTGACCTCCACCCTGACGACCGGCTGGACCTTCCACATCGTCAACAACTCCACCGGCAACCTGACGGTGAACTCGTCCGGCGCAAACCTCGTCGCCACGGTCCCCGCCAGCATGACCCTGATGGTGACCTGTATCCTGACAAGCGGAACTACCGCTGCTTCTTGGGAGTGGGGCTTCACCGACTTTGGATCGATCACCGGCACGGGTTCTGTTGTTTTGGGAACTGGTCCCACGATTACCGGCGGCGCTCTGAACGGTACGGTTGGTGCCACCACCCCGTCCACTGGTGCCTTCACCACCGTCACCGCCTCGACCAGCGTCCTGTCCAACGGCGCTGGCGGCATCGGGTACTCCACTGGTGCCGGTGTGGCTGTCACTCAGCTGACCAGCCGCACCACGCCCGCCCCGACGACCGGCAACAAGACGTCTGGTGCCATCACCCTGTTTTCGGCGGCTGGGGTGACTGCCTCATATACAACCTTCACCGTCCCAAACACGGCCATTGCGGTCACCGATACCGTAAGCCTTACGATCCGTGGCGGCACAAATACATATATTGCGGTGCCGTCTGGCATAGTTGCTGGGGTTTCGTTTTCGGTCTCTTTCGTCTCCCTTGTTGGCGTGGCCGTCGATGCGCCGATTATAAATTTCAACATAATCCGGGGCGTTTCAGCCTAGTTATCTAACCGTTCCGGAACAAATCGGAGCCTTGATGTGGAGAAGAAGAGGTTGAAGGACGTACTGGCCGACCACGCCAAGGACTGGACAACCTTGGCCCTAGCCGGGCTAGGGATATCGTTTTCTCCATATGAATGGGTAGGTGGCATTTTCCTTGCCATCGCCGGTGCTACGTTTGCCATGCGGTCGGAGCCTGAACAGGACCAGCGGGAGCTTTGGCTGGTGATACTGGGCGCGTTCCTCGCCTCGCACCTTGCCGGTATAGTCTCGCACCGAATGTTTCCGGGCTTCCCGGTGCAGGTTGCGATGTTCGCGGCTGGGTTCTTCTCCAGACGGCTCACTCGCTTCGCCCTTCGCTTCGCTGGAATGCTTGAGAAGAAGAGCGACAAGATCGCAGACAAAGTGATCGACACCTTCATTCCGGGGAAAGACGACGATGAGTGACCTGCCGTGGATGATCGAAGCCAAGAAGGTCATGGGTCTTCACGAAGACAGGGATCGCGCTGTTTTGGCCAAGTGGCTGAAGAGTGACGGCAAGACGCTGGGAGACCCGTCCAAACTGCCATGGTGCGGCGACTTCGTGGACACCGCCATCGAGCTTGCGCTTCCTGACGAGCCTCGCCCCGGCAAGCTGGGTGAGAACCCATACTGGGCGCTGAACTGGCTGCTGTTTGGCAAGGCTTGCAACCCCGCGTACGGTGCTGTGGTGGCTTTTGAGCGCCCCGGTGGCGGCCATGTCGGCTTTTTGGTGGGACAGGACGAGAAGCGGTTCTACGTCCTTGGGGGCAATCAGGGCGACACCGTCAGCGTCACGCCAATCGACAGGGGTCGCGCACGCGGATACCGCTGGCCCACAACCTACAAGGGACGTCCCGGCGACCTTCCGCAAATGAAGAGCGCCACGGCGTCGTCCAAAAACGAAGCATGATGCGGCACTGGTTTCTGATCGCAGCCCTGATCGGGGTGATACTGTCAGGCACCATTGGGTACGGTCTGGGGGTCAGGATTGAAACAGGTCGGGCTGCAGTGTCGCTGGCGAAAGCTCAGAAAGATGCTTTTCGTGCTGCAGAGATCGCCAGTGAGGCAGAAGAGAAACGGCTCAACGCGGAATTCCAGCGTGCCCAAGCAATGATCCAGCTGGAGGATGAGGCAAATGCGGATGTCGGTGCCAATCTTGTCTGCCTTGGCGTTGACAGCGTCCTGCGCCTCAAGAAGCGTTGAACCCATCTCGATACCGCAGCCACCCAGCCTCACAGCGCCCTGCGCAGCGCCCGTCAGCTTGCCGGACGGGGCCATGACGCAGGTCGAGGTGGAGAAGGCGTGGGGGCGCGACAGGTCGGCCCTGCGGTCGTGCGCTGAGCGGCATCAGGCACTCGCCAGCTGGCCCCAACTGGGATAGTATGCCGCAAAACGAGGTGATGCCGTGGCCGGACTGACCTACACAACCTACCTGAACCAGATCGCCCAGATGGCGGTGGTGGCCGTCAACGACGTGAACTTCTTGGAGATCGCGCCGTCCATGATCGATTACGCCGAGCTTCGCATCTATCGCGATCTCGATCTGATGTTCACCTCCACGTCGATCTATGGCCCCACCATCGGGCTGGCCGCCGGGAACAGAAACCTTACCTTCCCGATGACGCTTCCGGACAACAGCGGCTCCATCGTGGTGACAGAGCAGCTGAACTTGATCCTGCCGGTCGGGACGGACAACCCGGATGATCCGCTGGCGTCCCGCGTGCCGCTCCTGCCGGTCACGAAGGAATTTCTGGACGCGGTGTATGGATCGAACGCATCTGCCAACCGTGGGCAGCCGAAGTACTTTGCGCCGTTCAACGAGAACCTGTTCTTCGTCGGGCCTGTCCCTGACGCCGCGTACAGCGTGGAAGTGGTGGCGACGTACCGACCCAACACTCTGTCTCTGGCAAACAGCCCGACGTTCATCAGCCAGTACCTGCCCGATCTCTTCATCATGGCATCGATGATCTACATCTCTGCGTACCAGCGGAACTTTGGCCGCCAGTCCGACGATCCGCAGATGGCACAGAGCTACGAGGGGCAGTACAAGGCCCTCCTCAGCGGCGCTGCGGTCGAGGAAGCCCGCAAGAAGTTCGAAGGACCGGGCTGGACGTCGCAGTCCCCAGCACCGGTCGCCTCGCCGACAAGGGGATAAGACATGCCGCACGCGTCACTGAAGCTGATCCCCGGCGTCGATCAGAACCGTACCCCCGCGCTGAACGAAGCTGCGATCTCCGAAAGCAACCTGATCCGGTTCGTTCCAGATCGGAATGGCACTGCCCTGCCCCAGAAGCTTGGTGGATGGACGAAGTTTCTGTCTCTGCCGCTCACGGACACGGTCAGGGCGCTGCATGCTTGGGCCGATACGAACAGCAATTCGTTCTTGGCGATGGGTGCTGAGGATGGGGTTTTCACCAGCGAAAGCGCAGGGGCGATCCTGAACCGATCTCCAATGTACTACACCGCAAACCCCATCGTAGACGTCGACACGGTGAGTGGGTCATCGTCGGTCACGGTCAACGATATCGGATCGTTTGTGACATCGTACGATGCTATATACATCGTGACACCGATCAGCGTCGGCGGCCTGATCCTGTCCGGCTTCTACAAGACCACGGCGTTCAACGATGATGCGTACCTGATCAATTCCGTAAACATCCTTGGCGCATCCGTTCCTGCGACGGCCCCTGCATCTGGTGGCGTCGTTCCGGAGTTCGACACCAGCACCGGAGACATCAACGTCCTCGTTACACTGCCAAACCACGGCCTCACGGCTGGTTCGACATTTGCCATCCTGATCTCGACCACGGTCGGCGGCGTGACCCTGTACGGCAACTACGTCATTCAGGAAACGCCAGCTGTAACCGCCAACACCTTCGTCATCGCCGCTCCATATGCAGCAACCTCCACGGCCTCTGTCTTCATGAATGGAGGCAACGCCCGGATCATCTACTACACCGGCCAGCAGGCGGTTCCTCCACCGGTGGGATATGGTGCCGGTTTCTATGGATTTGGCGGCTTCAGCGGCGGGTCGTTCGTCGGCGGGCGCACTTACATCCCGACTTCCATAACCATGGTGGGAACGGTCGCCACGGCCACGGTGCCGACCAGCGTCTACCTCACGCCCGGATCGGTAATCACCATCGCTGGCACCACCCCAGCCGGGTACAACGGCACGTGGGCGGTGACGTCCGCCACGGCTGGCACATCCTCCAGCACCTTCACCTTCACCATCCCAACAACGCTGGGCGTGCAGACGGTCGCCGGGACGCTGAAGGTCAACCGGTGGGCGTTTGAAGGCACGACAGACTGGTCCCTCGACAATTGGGGCGAATACCTTGTGGCGTGTCCGCACATGGGGTCGATCTTCTATTGGAACACCGCCAGCGGCTCAGACCACTGCGACATCATGCCGAACGCCCCGTTGGTGAATGAGGGCATGTTCATCTCGATGCCAGAGCGTCAGGTCATTGCCTACGGATCGACCTTCAACGGCATCCAAGACCCGCTTCTGGTCCGCTGGTGCGACGTGGGGAACTTCTCCAGCTGGGTCGGCACTGTCACTAACCAAGCCGGTTCGTACCGCATTCCCAAGGGGTCTATGATCGTCGGTGGCCTGCAGGGGCCTCAGCAAAGCTTGCTGTGGACCGACATCGCGCTCTGGTCGATGCAGTACATCAGCCAGCCGTTCATCTACTCCTTCAACGAGATCGGCACCGGCTGCGGTCTGGTGGGTCGCAAGGCTGCCTCAACCATGTCGGGCGTCGTCTATTGGATGTCCCAGAGCCAGTTTTTCCGCCTGTCCAGCGGCGGCCCGGAGCCAATCCAGTGCCCGATCTGGGACGTGATCTTCCAAGACATCGACACGGCATACTGGCAGAACGTACGATGCGCTCCCAACAGCAGGTTCGGGGAAGTGTCGTGGTTCTACCCGACGACCGGTTCCGGCGGCGTCCCCACAAAATACGTCAAGTACAACACGCTGACAGGCCAGTGGGACTTTGGAACGCTTGCCCGCACGGCTTGGATCGACCAGAGCGTCTTCGGGCCGCCCATTGGCGCTGGCAGCGACTTCTTCATCTACCAGCACGAAACGTCCCCTGACGCTGACGGCCTGCCGATGAACTCCAGCTTCAAGACTGGCTACTTTGCCCTTGCTGAAGGGGACGAAAAGACGTTCCTCGATCAGCTGTGGCCAGACATGAAATGGGGGTATTACAACGGCATTGCCAGCGCCGACGTCTCCATCACGTTCTACACGACCGACTATCCGGGCCTGCCGCCCACGGTGCATGGGCCGTATCTGGTTACCCAGTCCACCGACTACATCACACCAAGGATCAGAGCGAGACTGATCGCCATCGAGATATCCAGCAATGACGTCGCCTCGTTCTGGAGACTTGGAAATATTCGATACCGCATTCAGCAAGATGGGAAGTTCTGATGTCTTCGATCTCTGATATCCTCACAGCTGCGAAAAACATCGTGACGGCCATCAATGGTCTGGGCCAGACATACCTTCAGGTATCCGGGTCTCGCGTCTCAAGAGAGATCAGCACGGCGACGCTCGTCCTAACCGGTCAAGGCAGGCTGGCCAGAGTTGTCGTCACGACAGCCGGTGCGGTCGGTTCCATCTATGACGCATCCGTATCGTCCGCCACCGCCCCGAAAATCTTTGTCATCCCAAACATTGTTGGGGTCACTGAGGTCAAAATCCCAGTCGAGAACGGAATTGTGGTCACGCCCGGAGCCGGGCAGGTCGTCACCGTCAGCTATTCGTGAGGTCACCATGAACGACACTGTCATCAGCAATGCGGTCGATCTGGCGCGCGGCGGGAAAACGAAGACCAAGACCCACAAGGGGCCGATCCACAGCAGTGTGGCTGGTCGGACAGACCACCTGCCTATGCATGTGGCATCCGGTTCGTACGTGATCCCAGCAGACATCATTTCCGCCATGGGCGAAGGCAACTCCATGGCTGGGTTCAAAGTGGCGAAGAACATTTTCTCAGCCCCCGGCCCCTATGGGCAATCCACAGGCAGTCTTCCGTACGGTGCAAGCGGCATGCCCTATGGCGTCCCGTCTCCGAAGAAGGCGGCTGGTGGTGACGTCGGGTACGAACTTCTGAAGAAGGTTGCCTTCAGCGGCAGTGGCAACGGGACGTCCCTCGCTGCACCGGCACCGGCTGCGGCAAAGCCGTCCCTTGGCGGCATCATGGGTGGCTCACGCCCGCAGGCGCAGGCACCAGCTGCAAAGACTGAACTGAACGACATGTACACCCCGTACAGCCAGAGCTACGCCGCCGGTGGCGCTACGGATGCCGTGCCTATCGTGGCCGCCGGTGGTGAGTACGTGATCCCACCAGAAGACGTGATGCATCTCGGCAGCGGGGACATCGACCACGGGCACAAAATCCTTGATGTCTTCGTGAAGAAAATGAGAGAAAAGACCATCAAGACCCTGCAAGGGCTGCCGGGTCCGAAAAAGGATTAGCATTATGGAAATCGAAGTTCGGACTGGCGTCGTCGATGATTTTGACGAGGTCATGCGTCTCGCCATCGAGGCGACAGAGGAGAACGCGCTCACCTCTCCGGACATGGGTAAGCTTGCATCGCCGATCTACGGCGTCCTGAGCAAGCAAATTCCCGGCATCATCGGGGTCATCGGCCCGGTCGGGGGCGGTCTTGAGGGGGCAATCCTGCTGAACATCGGAGAGATGTGGTACAGCAAGGAACAGATCATCGAGGAAAAGGCTATTTTTGTTGACCCGCAGTTCCGATCCGCCAAAGGTGGCAGGGCCAGAAAGCTTGCGGAATTCGCGAAGCAAGTATCGGATGCACTCCAGCTTCCCCTCTCCATCGGGGTTCTGTCCAGCAGCCGCACAGCTGCTAAGATGCGCCTTTACGAGCGTGTATTTGGTGAACCGTCGGGTGTGTACTTCCTGTACGGAGCAAAAACTGGTATGACTGGCAAAACCTGAATGGGGAACGGCTGTGGGTAAGAAAACTTCAACGACCACTTCTCAGGTTCAAATCCCACCTGAGGTGATGGCGCGCTACAACGCGGTCAACACTCGGGCTGAGGAAGTGGCGGCCAAGCCGTTCCAGAAGTATGGCACTGAAGCCAGCGATTTTGTCGCACAGATCAACGAACAGCAGCGGGCGGGCATCAACAACGTCAACGCCGCTGCTGGCGCTTACCAGCCGTATATCAATGCAGCCACCGGTGCCACCGTCGCCGGTATGGATGAAGCCAACGCTGGCGAACTCGACATCAGCAAGTACATGTCGCCGTACATCCAGAACGTGGCCGACACGACCAGCGCTATGATAGCGCAGGAGAACGAGCGCGCGCAGTCCGGAAATCTCGGCACTGCCATCAGTTCTGGTGCCTTCGGTGGGGACAGGGCTGGCATCGCTGCAGCAAACCTGTCGCAACAGCAGAACCTTGCTTACGGCAAGACCATGGCAGACATCTACAATCAAGGCTACACGCAGGCCGTTGGCACCGCTCAGCAGCAGCAGGGCGTGAACCTCAGCGCAGATCAGGCCAACCTCGCCCGCCTGACCGCCGGTGGCGCGCAGCTGGCCGGTCTGGGCACCACGGCACAGCAAGCTGGCCTTGCTGGTGCTGAGGCCCAGATCAACGCTGGTACGCTGGAGCAACAGACCGAACAGGCTGGCAAGACGGCGCTGGTCAACCAGTTCATGCAGGAGCAGGGCTACCCGTTCCAAGTGGCCCAGTTCCTCGCGAACATCGCCACCGGCACAGGCGCTCTCTCCGGCTCGACCACGGCCACCACGCAGCCCGCACCGTTCTTCTCGGATCGCCGCCTGAAGCACGACGTCAAACGCATTGGCAAGACCGACGACGGCCTGCCGATCTACAGCTTCAAGTACAAGGGCGACGAGAAAGAGCAGACCCACGTTGGCTTCATGGCCGACGAGGTGGAGCAGGTCAAACCGGAAGCTGTCGGCGTCCACCCCACCGGTTACAAGACCGTCGACTACGAAAAGGCCACCGAGAAAAACAGCATGGGTGGCGGCGTCTCTCCGCAGCGCTCAGGTGAGGCATTCGCTGATGGCGGCGTTGCTGGTCCGTACGGGTCTCCAGCAAACTCCCAGCCGAACTTTGGTGGGTACGTGCCGCAGGCCAATCTTCCGGTTGGTGAACTGATCGTGGCCGACCCGGCCTATGCAACCAATGCACAGAAATCCATGGCCCAGCAGCTGGCGTCTCTGGCAAGCCTTGGAGAGAGCGCTCAGGAGATTGAGGGCACGTGGAACTGGGCAAAAGACAAGTGGGGCGCTGAAGGCAAGAAGGAAGCTGTTGGAGGGGGAGAAACTGGACGCGGCGTGTCCGCGCAGGCCTATGGCGGTGCCGTCGGTGCGCAATACCTCAAGCCACAGCAAGGCGGCGTGGCCCCCAACAGCGAGAAGAGCTACCTGACCGACACGCTGGCCAGCCAAGACAAGAGCGACAAGCCAAGGCTGGACGCTCCTCCGGGCGGCGGTGGCGGCGGCTCCAGCCCGGCTGGTGACATCGCAGCTCTCGCCAAGGTCGGCCTTGCCATCGCAGGTATCCCCATGCCCTTCCGGTATGGCGGCGCTGCAGGATATGCTGATGGCGGGTCTCCGATGAGCGACGAGGAGCGCATGCGTCGCCTCAAAGAAATGGAACCCCGCGCCGCCACAGGGCTTCTTCCTTCTGGGCGCGTTCCAGAAGCTGACAGAATTGGCGCTCCGATTTCTTACCCATCAGGCGTCGCAATGAAGAGCGATTGGCAGGATGCGCCCACGGTAAATCCACTTCAGTACAGCCAAGAAACTGGAATGGTTCGCGACCCAGACACGAAAAAATATCTCTATGATGACCGCAGGGCATACAGAAACCCTGCTGGCGGCATAGAAATTTCGCAAGGGGACGAACTGAGCGCTGCGCGCAGAGACATCGATGCTTCCCAAGAGCGCCTGAGACAGCAGGCAGAAAACGTTGACGTACCGGCTGCAAGGTCAGCTTACGACGAAGCTGCCAAAAGAATTCTTGAGAGGAACCAGTATGCGAACCCTCAAGAAATTCTGACCGATGAGTACAAGGCCGTGCAGGACGCAGAGGCTGAGGCTCAACGCCTGCGCCTCTTTGAACCTATTTCTGGTCGCCGTGGTTACGAACCTCCGATGTTCAGCGGTGCTGGCGTCGTAGGGAATGCTGAAGGGAGAATGCTCTCTGGAACGGGCCTCATACCTGCAGCTGGGACGCCATTTGAGCCGATCAGGCAGGCAGCCGGGACACCGTTCTATCTGGAACCCCGACAGGCTGCTGGCACGCCCTTCCCAGAAAGAGGCCTGATCGGTCCGCAGCCCCTGCAGGCCGCTGGAACCCCGTTCCCACTCAGGGAAGCGGCGGGCACGCCATTCCCGCTTCGGCAGGCCGCTGGTACGCCGCTCCCGATGTCCCCCCTTGCGTCGTCCCCGCGCCCCGTGGCGCGTCCGGAAGGCTTGGGTGTTGCGGCTGTCGAACAGCCCGTTGAGCGCGCACCCACTGGTGTTGTCGCGCCGCAACCCAAGATGGGACCGGTTGTTCCTTATGGCAAGCAGCTGGACTTCATCACGTACGAGCTTCAGAAGCCCGAATACAACGCATATCCTGCACAAAAATACGCAACCCCCGGTCAGGCTGCCATTGCTTTTGATGAAATCTACGAAAAGTCAGGTGGTCAAGGAAACGACATCGCCGTTGCGAACGCTGAGGATATCTACAGCGCAGCGCAAAATGGAGACCTGTCTGGGTTCCCGCCGAACGTTCAGCAGGCGTACCAGCACTTCATCGACAACGGCATGGACCCCATCCAAGCGTCTGGTGCGACTGGCCGCCTGATGGTCGAGAGCTATGCACACATGGACCCCAACGCCAGAAACACACTTGGCGGTGGAAACGGAACCTACGGCATCGCTCAGTGGCGCGGCGACCGCATGGAAGAGCTTGCCAGCTTTGCCGGTGTGCCTATGGACGCAATTACTGGTGCTCCGATCTCCACGCCTGAAGGGCGGTACTTCCCGAGCGGCGGTGTGGGCGCTGGCGCATCCCTCAGCACAAGAGGGCAGCGCGAACCCCAAGAGGGTGGCCTTGGTCGCGGCATGCTAACGCCGGACAAGCCATACGAGGACCGCACCACTGTTGGAAAAATGTTCTACAACGAAGACGGAACCCTGAACAAGAACGCGCTTCTCTCCCTTGCTTCTGGCATCGGCGGGATGCTGTCTTCGCCCAGCCAGTTCTTCCTGCCGTCTCTGGGCCTCGGCCTGCAGGGCTTTGCTGGAACCTATGCTGGCCTTGAGAAGCAGGCTGCTGATATCGGTCTGACAAAAGCCCAAGAGCGCCAAACGCAGGTCTTGGCTGACAAAGATCGCTTCATCGAGTTTTCAAATGGCCGCGTCCTTGTCAACTTTGGGGATGGAAGGCCAGCTGTCACGCTGCAAGACTACCTTCGCAGCCCTCAGGCCTACTCCACGGGCGACCCACAGCTTGATCAAAGGATCATGGAGGCTGCGCGGGATCAGGCTGCGTCGAGCGGCATTACGGTTGGTGGCTCCACCGAAGCACCGACCGGTGTACGCTTCAGCGATAGCTCTCGGAACATCATCGACCAGCAGAACGAGTATGTTTCGAGCGATGTTGGCTTTGGTGCGTACGGAACAAATACGGCGGAGGCTGCGAGGCTGGTACAGGAAGCATCCAATCTCGGAATGTCCGCGATGAACGGAAAGGCTTCCAGCAACGAGCTTGCCAAGACCGTGGCGGGGGCGATTGCGGCTGGAGATTTTGGAAGCCTTCAGGGTCAAACGACGATCCTTGAAAACATCCTGAGGCCGCTGAATGCTGTCCTTACAACTGCTGGGATAGAAGAAATCACGCCGATCAATGGCACCATCACCAGCCAGCAAATCCTTGACAAGCTGGGCATAATGCGTGCTGGCGCGATGACGCCAGAGCAGCAGCGTGCAGCATCCGTTTTTGAGAGGTTTGTTGAAACGAACCCGACACTTCAGATGACTGAAGATGCCGCTGCTGAGATAACGTCCGCCCTGCAGATGTCCCACCAAATGGATATCGACAGAGCGCAGTATTTCAACTTCCTGCAGAGCCGGTTGCCTGCAGGTTACAACCCGTACGCCTTGGCCGAAGGCTTCAACAGGGAGTACACAGAGACCCTGCAGCAAGAAAAAAGCCAGCTTTCTGAACTCTACAAAATGGCCGCCGACACGACACCCATGAACAATGGGCGCACGCGCGGTGAGATCGTCATGGAGTTCATGAAGGATGTGAACTCAGGGGCTTTGGATCAGGCGACGGCTCAGGAAATCCTCACCGGTCTTCTGAAGCAACAGAACATCGATGCGTCTCCGATACTGGCGCGTTGGTTTATCAGGGGGACTTGAGTTGGCCGATCTGGACTGGAATGCGCCCACCGGCGCGAAATCGGATAGCATCCGCTCCAAGTACCCTGAAATCTTCGGAGGCGGCGCTGCAGCCCCTACGGCTGGTCCGCCACCCCCACCCCCTCCGCCGCCGGGCGGCGATACCGCTGTGGTCGAGACGCCCGTTCCCG